GCTGCATTGGTGTTTTCGCCTGGAGAGGTTCTGCTACCGCCTCCAACAGTGGGAACAGTGGGCTGCGGCGCAAGAACTTCAGAGATTCCACCGAGAACCAAGCTGGAACCAATCGCGCCAAGTGCTACAGACGCCGCACTAAGAGCTGCCGTAGTGGCAAAACTTGTAGCAGTCGCACTGACTAAAGCTGCGCCAGTAGTTGACGTGAACGCGCCAGCACCTAGCCCCAGAAAGCCACCGCCTACAGGAGCCAAAATAACTGCAGCAGCGATCAAACCAAGACCTGCCAAAATCTTGCCGCTGCCTCCGCCTCCACTGCCAGCAACAACTGGCGTCACCACCAAATCATTCTTGCCTAACGGCAAATGAAGATCGCCATAGTCCAAAAACTCATCGGCCTGCACAACCGTGTAGCCAATGCCATGCTCATGGGCCTCAGTCAACTCTTTCTGAAAAGCCGGCTCATTGATGCACAGCAGCTTAATTGCTTCCGCAGGGGAACGCAGGTCATGGTATTTGTGCTCTGAGCCGTAACGCTCGCCCAGATCACCCAGCAACCTTACGGTCTGCTGCATACCGAAAGACCGCTGCAACTCTAGAAACATAGTATCGCCCAAACGGTTCCACCGCACTCAGCGAATCTTGACGCTGATGCAGAATCCGCTCATCAGGCAAAAGGATTGCGGCGTGCATTGGCGTTGCCGTTCCAAGGCACATGATCAACACATCGCCAGGGCGCCTTTTTGCGTAGTCAACCTGCTCAAACCCAATCGCTAAAGCGTGCTTCAAAAAAATGCTTTCGCAGGTTTGCAAGTCAGCAGGCCGTTCAAAATCAGGCAGCTCAATACCCTGCAGCCCAAACCAATCACGGATCAACGTAAAGCAGTCAAACTTGCCGTAATCCCATTGCCTGCCGATTAAGGCTCGATAGTCAACCATCGTTTGTCTGGCACGCTCCAAATATGCCACGGCAATCCCGTTCCAGTGCAGGCACGCTTGTCGGCCTCACTGGCTGGTCCGCCATCTGGGTGTGAATGCACTATCGCCTCAACAGGCCCAAACAGGGCTGCTACCGCATAGTCTCTTGGGTCAATCGCAAAATCAGCACAAGGATTATCCGCCACATTCCGACAAGGCCAATACTTGCCATCAACTACAACACCGCAACATTCATTTGGTGCGGATCTTGTTGCGTGCTGTTCTGCGTCAGACCTGAAGTCGCGCACCTGGAAACCCACCAAACGGCAAAAGCTTGTCCTTAGGTCCAATACCCTGACCTTTTGGAAAACGCAACTCACACGCCTTCAAATTCTTGGCGCACTGATCTTGCGCAGGATCCGTTACCTGCTTGTTTTGCAGATTAAACATCTTGCCTGGCTTGTACTTGCACTGGTTGCCTTTGTAAAGCCATGGGCAATGCTCAACAACCTGCCTTGCAGGCAAGCGCAAATTGGTCAGATCAAGCTTGCCGACAAGCTCAAACTCCACCACATTTGGATTTTCTGACGCAACGCGATCGATGTACCACGATTCATAACCACTGCCAAAGGTTGCGGTCGGGTCAGCGGTTGGATTCGTTCCGCTCGAAAAATTGACAGCATCTAAAAATTTTTTGCATGTTCGGATTCGTCTGACCTCTGCCTGCAATGGGTTATAGACATTGAGAATGGCAGAAATAGCCCCATCCGCATTGGCAATTCTCATCCTCGGACGAGGCAACGTGCCTTTGGTGGTCACCTTGAATCCGTCAACTTCTATAGGCACAGCCGAATAAGTGACACCATTGAAAACAATGTCCGACGTAACCTCATTGGTGCCAGCGTGAAAGTAATACACCAGATCGACACCATTGACCGCTGCAGTCAAGTGCAGCTGGAACAGCTCAATAACTGCCGATGGCTCTAGGGAAAAAAGCTCCCTTTCTACCTTGTCAGGGGTTGTCGTCATGCTTCAAAGACCTCCTCAAACGTTGCATTGATCTCGGCACGGTCAGGGGAAGGAATGGCCTTAGTCCATGTGCTGCAGATAAATTTCTTGCTGCCTGATTCTCCTGGCGGAGTATAGGTAAATTTCTCTGTGCCTCCTCTTGCATCAAGGAAATCCTCAATCGTGTCTGACTCGCTCTCGGATACCCTAAAAGTCAGATTGTAAATTTTTGGATTTTGATTGATACCAAAAACGCTTCGCTGGGAATAGCCAGATCCAAACTGAGCTACTCGCACGTTTGGCTGGCTTCTCTTGGTCATCCCTGGCGCGGGATCAAAATCGGGGAAGGGATTAGCCATTAGTTCAGAAGACCTCCAGGCATTTGTTGCTTGATGATTTCAGCCTGTACGGCTGCTCCGATTGCTTGGCCTAGCTGTTTGCTTTGTTCAGCATCACCTTGGGCGCTAGAACCTGAAGCGTCAACGTTCACCACAACATTAGCTCCTCCAAACTGACCGTTTGGAACGATAGTGCCAGATGTGCTCGGAACAAACAACTCAGGCCCACGCTCTCCGACAAGCGCGGCTTTGCCAACCGGTGGACGGCCACCATTGGCAAAGGCTCCTGAAAAATCAAGCCCACCTGTTAATACGTTGGGAGAAGTAAAACCGCCGCCGCCGCCGCCGAAAATAGAACCAAGGCCCGACAACAGCATCCCGCCAATGCCATCAGAGCCTTGTGGCCCCATAATCGCTGTCTGAAGCATTTGGCTGGCGATCTTTTTAAGCATGCTGCTAGCAACCTGCCCTAAAGTTTTCGTCCCATCAATCATTCCCTCGATTCCGTTGATAATCTCATTATTGATTGTGCTAGCCAATGACTTGAATTCTTCGCTGAGTTCTTTTGTTACTGGATCCATTGCCGTCAGCTCAGCAGTAACTTGACTTAGTGAGTCAAACTGATCTTGCATGTGGCCGCTGATGGCCTCATTTCGTTTGACGCTCAATGCATCAAGCTCGCCCCTAAGAGCAGCTGCCAAATTGCTTCGCTCCTCATCAGACAAAGACTTGGCAAGCAACCCCGCGTATTCACGCTGTGTTTGTTGACGCTTTAAATCAAACTCAAGATCGATTCTTGAAAGATCACTGCTTTCTTTTGCTATTGCAAGCTCAGCTTGTGACGTAAACAGTCTTTCTTTAGCGGCATTGTTTTGGCTTTCCAGCAGCTTAAGAGTCTTGCCGCCAGCGCCTCCCTTCGTTTGGTCTTGTGCCGCCAAGAGGGCTGCAATACGATCTCTTAAAGCTTGCAAATCAGGATTTGGGGCTGTTGAGCCACCGCCACCGCCTGCACCAGCGCCAAAACCCTTGCCGACCAGCTTGTCTAGTTCACGCTGTAAATCATCAACCTGAAAACCAAGTTGGTTAAATCTTCCAAGTAAACCTCTATCTCCTAAAGCGTTTGCTCCGTCTTTGCGAATTGCGTCTAAAGCGGATCGCGCCCTGTTCAGAGTTGCTTGAAACGCATCGGCTGAGGCTTGATTAGTTACTAAGTCTGTATTGAGAGCACTCAAGGCAAGACCAACACGATCAACGGCTTCAGCTTGTGCTCCAAAAGTATTGGCAGTGTTTGCAAGTAACAGTTGCTGGAAAGCTTGGCCAGTAGTTGCGTCACTGAGCAAGCTAAGAAATGTGCTGGCTGCTGATATTAAGTTGTTTAAATCGTCAAGAATAAATCCTAATACTGGCCTTAAAAATTTATCTAATTGTCTGGCAACGTTCCCAATGTTGTTAATAATTTGCGTCACCTGCGACGAGACAGTGTCACCAAGCAACTTTGTTGCATCCTTTGCCGCATCGGTTGAGTTCTTCTGATTATCGAGACTGGTGTTGAACTTTTCAAGATTGTCATTTGCCAGTGGCAACACAGTTGCAACAGCTTCGACGCTGCCAAACAAACGAGTCAGCGCAACTTCGCTGCCACCTGTTTTAGCAATTACGTCTTCAAGGAAGCCGCCAAAACCTTTTGACTTGATCGCAGCAGAGTCAAATTCAAGCCCTAAAGTTTTTGCCGTATCTTGAGCTTCTTTCGTGGGCTTGATAACGCTCGCAATCGCTTGACGCAAACCGGCAAAGGTTGATTCAACAGGAACACCAGTTGCCGTGACAGCAGAGATGGCTGCGTTTAGTTCTTCAATGCCAACACCAGCCGCAGCAGCAATCGGTGCAACGCGACCAATCTGTTGAGCGTATTGAGCAACAATAATTTTACCGTCGTTCTGAGTCTGAACAAATCCATCGACAATTTTGGCCGCTTCGCTTGAACTCTTGCCATAAGCGTTCAGCACAGAGGTCGTCGCATCCGCAACGGTGTTCAAATCACTTAGGCCACCAACAGCGCCTTGGGCTGATGCCTTCAAGATTTCAGCGGCATCGCCTGCATCGGTGAAGCCAGCCGAGGCAACATCGTATGCAGCAGCAGTCAGCTCGGTTTGACTTACCAAACCCCCCAGCTCATTGCTAACCCCTAAAAGCTTTTTTGACAGGGCATCAGCATCGACACCAAGAGACTTAACTGCTGCTCTTGCCTTATCAGCCTCAGCAAAGCCTTGAAAAAACCTCCTGGTCGCATCAGCCAGGCCGATGAATGGGATTGCCTTTACGGCAGCACCCATCAGATTGAACGCCTTGGTCGATTTAGCGGTCGCTGTCTCAAGCGCACGCAGCCGGGCGACAGCGTTTCTGGAATTTAGCTGTACGCCAACCTCAGCAACGACAGCCATGCGCCTAAGACCGTTCCTTTGACTTTAGCGCCTGCGCTTAGCTTTCTTCATCTCCTCTTCCTGCTCATCATTCAGCAGCTCAAAATAGGCGGACCAAAGGAACAGTTCCTCTAAGGTCACCTCAGCACTAAGACGGGTCAACGTATATCCAAGCTCTTTAGCAACGCCTAGCTGCAACCGGAGCAGATTGTCTTTTTTCAGCTCCTGCTTGAGCCTTTTGGGTCAACAGGCTCCTCGTCGTCTTCGCTAAGCACAGCCAGCATCAACTGTT